TGAGAACAAGGTTTGCAATAAACTCGTAATGGCTAGTATCAAAGCCAATAAAATCACCGGCAACAACGTGATTGCCCTTCGAAAGGAGCAACTTAGCAAGGAGGTCCCAGTCGCTAGAATAGCAATTAATGCCAACACCCACAGAAACAAGTAAGTGGGAGGACATGACTGCCATCACAAAAGCGAGGAAATACATCCTACAAACGATTGTATAAGCAACTGGCGCCGCTGAAATTAGACGAGTATGACCAGCGGCAACACGATGATGCTTGCGAGTCTCATCTTTAAGAAAATCAACGTAGACGACTTCGGATCTCTCCCCCCGCCGAGCTTTCTCAATAATGTCATCACACTCCTTACGGAGCTGAACACACTCTTTACCGGTGAGGTCAAAATCCTGGCCTTTTCCAAAAAACCGCTCTTTACCTCTACACCCAGGAGTTTCCTTCAAAATATAAGGATAACCCGCTGAGGTGTTGCGCGGGATTGATTTACAATATTCTTCTTCTGGGAGGCCAAGTACGGCCTCATCAAAAGTCAAAATCCGCGGAGGTTGGGCATTATCTCCAAGCAGTAATGGGAGCATTTTGCCTGCTACAAAATCTGCAGCAAGGACCAAAGGCTCCTTATCAACAATGCCAGGAGAATTACCATATCTTTCAATGGCAAGAAGAGCAGGATCAACGACCCCTCCATCAGTCTCAAATGGTCTAAGACGAGGAGGAGCATAAGGACTAACTGTCCACTCGTTGTGCAGGACAGAGGGGACTATCTTGGAACGAGTAGGTTGAGAGACCACCTGATCAATGGTCTTCAGTGGGACAAAAGCACCAGGAACAGGAAATGGAGCACACTCACCGAAGAACTTAATCACATCAGTAGGTGGGGCCATAGGGTTGTGGGGTTCAGGAATCTTGGTCAAGGCTTCATTAAGAATCTCCTGAGTAAGAACCGTGGAAAAACCAATCTGAGCCTCTGATCCAGCTACATGGAAGCCAAGAAATTTACCAGGTCCAAAACCCGGGCTCTGGGCAACTAGGAGGGAACCACAGTCACCACCTTGAGTAGCAGCTTGGTAAAGAAGAGTCTCCTTCACCACGTAACCACCATTATCGGCGGTAACAAACTGCTCCTTGTTCCTACGAGCAGTCAGGAAAGAAGACCAAGCCTCATTAGGGTCGGTCCTCAATCCATGTAAGCTGGCACGAATCTGCTGAAAAGTCAGCTGCTTCTCGGTAATGAAATAGCTAACAATATCAGGGTGTTGATGCATGTCGGGCAGTGCAACAAGAACAGCGTCATGCTTAGAGAATTCTTCATCCTCAACGACACCAGCGAGAAGGTCTCCAAGCTTTACGGCTCGAAGAGAATCGTTGGAAATGTTCCTGATGTGAATCTCAGACTCGGGCGTAAGAATATTCTCAGCCACATGCTTAAGCTCACTAACGAAATGGTGTGGCATAACTGCC